TTCAAGCATTATTGCTGGATTGTTTACTATCCTTGCAACATAGGGTGCATTTGCTCCTTCAAGCAAACTCATACCTCTTTGCACCATATCAAATTTAATGCTTTCTAACATAACGGCTTTTTCTTGTTTTGTAAACATATCAATATCCTCCATAATTTAATAGTCAACTCTATATCTTTATTTTTTGTTCAGAATGTTAATCAATATTGTATCTCTGAACAAATTTAAAAAGGATTTAATAATGAATAATGCTTTAATGTTATCCAGAATTGGCGATATTTGCGTTGGGATTTGCACATGTTGTAAAGGTGATCCAGACACAACAGGTGTTATTGTTACTGGATCAGAAACTATAACATGTGAAGAAAGCAATGTATCTAGAATAGGTGATATTGTGGTTGCACCATGTGGTCATACTGGTGTTATAATAACAGGAGCTAGTACTGCCACTTCAGAATCTGAATTAGCTAGGATTGGAGATTTTGTAACTGGATGTTTGGAAATGATAGCAATAACAGGAGCAGACACAGCTTCTTGTCAAACTGAATAACTAAAATAATGTAAAAAAGGAGAAATTAATGTCAGATACAATATCCACACCAGATTTTACTAAATATGGAAATATGATACAATCACCATTACATAATCATTACAGCAATAGTATTAATGGTCTAACTACTATTGAAAATAACTCTCTGATTGCAGATTGTGGTGGATCAACAGTATCAGAATTGAAAAGCGTTTTAAATGAGACAATAGAAAGTATTTTGCATGCTATAACTGTAGCTGCTGATATTATATTAACACCTGTTACTTGTGTATTAAATAAATTAGGTATTAATGTGCCACCAAATTTAATGAGCAATTTAGCTAACTACATGAGAGGTTTAAATGATGGTGGTATAATAGGTGCATGTTCTAAAGCAATATCTTCTGCTGCCAAAACTACAGGTGGTGATATTTGTGATCTTATAGATAAACTAAAAGATACATTAAATGCAATTTTAGGACCACTTAAACCAATACTTGATTTACTTAAATCAATTTTATCTGGTATTAAATCGTTATTTGATCAAGTAGGTAAAATACTTGGTTGGGTGGCAAGCATTATCAATTGTGTTCCAGGAGCTAAAGATAACATAAATATACCATCTGCATTAAGTTATGTAAATCCAATAGCATCAGATATAGCCAAAACAGTACAGCAAAATGTTACAGATAAAATACCACTAAATGTATTAGGAATTTCAAAAAACAAAATAGAACAGCATTTAAATTTTAGTTCTATGATGTCATCATATGACAGTCAATTAGATTTAAACATGAAATCTTTTTTTGATCATGTTGATAAAAGTAACAATATTTTAATGATTTAAGAAACCACAAGGGAGGAGATGGCATTATGAATTTTCGAGAAACAAATAGCGTACGCATGAAAAAAAATTTCAAACCTGATTTATATAATGAATATGACTTAGAAGATCACAAATACTTTTCAGATTTACCTTCCAGCAAATTTAAAATATCCGACTATACAGCAAATATAAATAATACAGATATTGGGTTAATCCGATATGCAATACCAAAAACATTAACAATATTTGATTCTTTAAACTGGATATTTTGTCAAATATGGATACCAGAAGAATATAGGACTAAAGGTTATGTGATATCTATAATTAGAAATACTGTATCCAAATTAAATAATGTAGACTATATATTATTTAAAATCAATAAAGCAAAATCTGGAATTCAAACTTTTTTAGCAAAAAACAATGGACAAATACTACCATATTCTTCTGGTATATATCTTAAATTAGATGTGGATCCTAATTTATTTGTTTTGTATTATCTAGATTTAAGACATTCTTCTATGACAGAAGATTTCAATTCCAATAAATATATAATAGAAGTACAAAATGAAGACATGCTTATTGTAAAAGATAAAGATACAAATGAACGTAAAGTGAGATACAATAAAGGATACAGTACAATATTACCATTCAAAATTAAAGATGGTAAAATATCTGTATTATTAGAATGTAAAAAATCTAAATTTCATGAAGATGAATTTAATAATATGCATGCATTAACTTTTCCCACTAATCATGCTGATAAACCCACTTATACAACTTTAATTCAAGAACAGTTATCATCAATAGGATATGATTTAAAAAATACTGAAAATATATATCCACAAGGAGCATTATTTGATAATAATTCTGTATTTATACATGGTAATAACCAAACATACTTAGTTGATTTGAGTGATGAAGAATCTAGTGACCATCAAAATACACATAGTAACAAAGAAGTTGCCTGGATTCCTGTAAAGAAAGTAATTAACAAAATCAATCACACTATGGTATTAGCATTATGCTTAAAACTTTTAAAGTTAGTTTTTCTATTAAGCAAAAAAAATAGTGGTCAAATGACTATGGAAGAAATGTCTTCTGCTATGTTAGCTAGTTATGAAACACCACAAAAACCTGTTCTAAAACCAATATATCCAAAACATGAAGATGAGTAAAAATGATATTGTAACAAAAAAATGGCCTAGTGTTTAAACTAGGCCTTATTTCATTTCTGTAAATATAATTAGTTATCAGTGTACTTATCTCCGGAAGCAGATTTGTGCTCAAGTGCATATTTTATTCCAAGAACTCCTAACCATATAACTACTATACTAAACAGAAGCACCATACCTACACCAAGTATTGGAGCACTTCCTGTTGTCGCCAGAGTAAAGAAAGTAATACTCGAAAACCAGACAAAAAATGCACCTGATATAAATGTAGCCCAAAATAATGTTAGGTACTCAGAACTCCATTTATAGCGAATACTTTGAAATCGAAATTTAAATAGTCGCTCCCAAGCTTCAAATATACTTATATTTTTATCTGCTGAAGTATTAATCAACACAAGAATCAAGTACCATCTAAATGGATTTAAAAAAGATATTGCCATAAGAGGTAGACTTAGTGCAGCCATCATAGATTTCAGACCTTTAAATACAATATTAGATTCCTCTAATTGCTGTGGTGTGGCTTTTTCCATAACAGCATTTTTCAAAGTTTGCTCTATTTGCTTAGTTTTACCAGATACTTTTTTAGCAGCAGTTTCACCAATTTTATCAACAAGTTTTAGCATATTTTCATCTTTTGTTTTAAGAGCTTTGATGGCCAGTTGTTGAAATTTTTGCACTTTAGCTTGCATTGAAGCCATAACACCTTCTTGCAATACATACTGTTTACTATTTTTTTTCAGATATTCATTAAAGTATGATTCAACCAGTATATTAGTCATAACAATTACCTCCAGATTTTAGTTATATTCTCTATTTTTGTTCTACCATTTTATCCGTTCTGAACAAAAAATAAATAATATGATGGAGACTTCTTATGGGATTATACAGAGGATCATTACAAGAAATAGCATTTCCAGAATCTAATACTGCAATAACAACACTAGAAACAAACTATGGTAGCGTAGAATTATATACAGATAAAGCATTAATAGAAGAATTTTCTGTGGTATGTTCTAAATTACCAAATATTAAACCATACAACAAAAAGATTTTAACATTAATAGAAAAAGACATTATTAGACCAGCTAGATATAACAGATCGTATTTAAATTTTTTAATGAAAAAAGCCAAAGTATTCTTTTTGAATAATCTGCTTGGATTCATGGATAAAACTAGTTATGTGTCCATGATTGGAGGATTTTACACACCCAAAGAAAATAAAGTTTATGTATTAATAGACAATCAAGTGGATATATTTAACACATTAAACAAAGAAAATATTGGAACACTTTTGATACATGAATTATCCCATTACTGTGCCACAAATCATCCAACTGCATATTCCAATCTTGCAGAAAAATATATGACTTACTTTTATTATAATGTACTAGGGGGTCTTGGACTTGTCAACTATGATCGTCAATCACCAAATATAAATGCAATTAAAATAATAAACAAATATGTTAAAGATTTGTTTTTCAATGGTGAAATAAAAGGTAAATATACCACACCACTAAAAATATTTGTGTTATTAGATAAATTGAAAGATAATCTTAAACCTTATTGTAATCATGATGCTGACTATATAGAAACAAAGTTTCAAATTCTTCTAGAATATATTGCTTCAAGTTTAACTGGAAATATATATCCAACAACTGAATGGTTAGAAGTTTATAGAACAATATATATTGCTTATGTAAAATTAGGTGCAAATAAATCAATTATAAGCAATACATTGTTTTATCAAGAGTTTATTTATCCTAGTGAAATTATGGCAATATTATCCAGCAATCCAAAATTAGCCATGTACATGAAATTGATATAGCCAAAAAATACAGTCATATAGAAAAGGACTAAAATGATTACCCATAACAGTATACAAAATTATGTTACAACTTCAAGAGATAAGCTAAAAGAACAGCTAACTAAATATTTCAAAGAATACATGAACTTGGATGAAATTGAAATAAGAAAGAGTTCATCTTTTGGATATTTATTGCAAATACTTTCTATATTGTCCAGTAATCTATTAATGTACAGTACTTTAACCCATCGAGATTCCAATTTAATTACTGCTCAATTACCAGAATCTATTTATGACTTATCAGCTTATCTAGGATACAAACCAAAATATGCTATTCCTGCTAATGTGGATTTATTAGTTACTATTGATATAACAAATATGGGTAATAATACAAGTTTCTCATTTGAGAAAGATATGGTATTTGTTGCTGATGATATTAAATTTAGATTACCAAATAAATATAACTGTTTAGTACATAATAATAATTATGTAACAATTACTAAAGAAACAGATTTTGGAAAACAAACAATAGCTTCAGAAATAACAAATACTAATAATGTACACAAACTTTATTTCTTAATGAATTTAGTACAAATAGAAGCAAATGAAAATATATTTTATGTAGATAAATCAATTAGAATGTATCAGTTTTATAAACAAAATGTTCCAATAACTAAACATAAATTTATACATAAAATAGAAGTATTTGTAAACAATATTCTTTGGACTGAATATAACAATTTATTTGCTATGTCAAGCACATCAGAAGGCTATATTGTTAGAATGGCAGATCAAAGTGTAAATATATATTTTGGTAATGGATTATTTGGTAAACAACCTGCACCTAATGATCAAATAAAAGTAATTATTCATGAAACAACAGGTGAACGAGGAAATATTATTCCTGGTTGCATAACAACAGGCCCAGCAGTTTATTCAAATGTATCTGGTGGAACACAACTTGCTATACTATATACTGTAACAAACCCAAGTCCAGGTTATGATGGAAAGGATCAAGAAACACTTGATGAAACTAGAAATAATGCAATAGTTAATTTAAAAGCATTAAACAGATTAGTATCTGAAAGTGATTACAGGAATCTGGATAAGATTACATTTACACCAGGAAAATATAGTGAAGCAATTTTAAAAAGAAGTGATCTTAAATGCAATGAAGTTGTATTGTACAATATATTGCATTTCTTTAATGATACATGTGTACCAACAGCTACAGGACAAATAGAATTAGCATCTGATCCTGTTGTAAATAGTATATCAGCATTTAGTGAATTTAATATTGATTCTCAATTTAAAGGATTGTGTCCATTTGAAATAATTCCTAATTATGCCACTATGGATGCAACTTATATGTATATAGCCAGAGATATAAATATAGCATTAACTGCACAATATTTGGATGAGAATACAATAATTTATGGTCAAAAAATATCAGTAAAAAGTGATTATACCACTAGAAAATTTACTTTTAGATTGTATTATTCTAAAGATCCTGATCCAAATATTTTAACAAATTATCAGCTTTCCTTATATTTAACACAAGGTACTTATTCTTACAATATAGACTTTGATAGTAGTTCTCCTGTTCTAGATACGTTCCTTAATTTGTATTATGTGGAAAAAGAAATTCCATTTGATGATATCAGTACAGCATACATTAATGGTACAGTATATATAACATATACCTCTCCTACACCCCCAAATACGCCTGTAACCCATTGTAAATATACCGCAATTATTGCCATAAAGTTAGATTTATATAATTATACTAGATCCCAAATGATTGCCAAAAGAGATACAAATGCTAATATTATCGGGTATACTATACTAGATGTACCTTTAATAGAAAAGAATTGGTTTAATGATTTAGCTGTTGCTCAAAGCAGTGGTGTTGATTTGAGAAAAGCATTTGAAGAAAGATTAATACAAGCAGATATAGTCAATACAGACTATAATGATATTAGAATGATGAACACATATATTTCTCATAAATATGCAAATACAATTGGTGAATTATCCAATATATTATATACAAAACCAGATTTTACTTGTTGGACAATAGCTTCTGATACATCACAAATTAATTTTAATAAATTACCAGCAGATTCCTATGTGCTAGTTAATGGTCCATTAAATACACTTGATAATACAACAACAATTTGGCAACCATCTACAACTCCCACAGATGCATTTTATGGTCAACACACAAAAATTGCTAGATGGAATCCTGCAACTTCAACCTGGACATTTACAAAACCTGTTGTGTCCCAATCAGTTTATATAATGAAACAACCAGATGGGACTACAAATTTAAATCTGAGATTATTTTTTGATGGAAATGAATGGTTTCTACCTCATTACAAAACACCATTAGTGATATCTATGATAGTTTATTTGCAAATATTTGATTCTGCTTATAAAGACCTTATTAAATCTGAATTATACAAATTCTTTAAAACTAATATGACTGGTATCAACAAAAATGTTTATAGATCAGAAATAATCAGATTTGTACAATCACTTGATAATGTTGTGTATTGTAAATTATTAGAACCTAGAATAGATTTGCTATTTAATTTTGATGTGGATAATTTGACAAAACAAGAGATGATTACTTATAGTCCTCAATATGTACATGTGCATCCTAATGATATAAATATAGAAATACAAAAAGCAAGTAGTGGTATATAAGTTACTTGTTTTGATATATAACAAATTTAGAGTTTGCTACATTATAGTTTTGAATTTCTTCTAATGCTTCATTATAGGATTCTACATCAGTCAGCATGCTTTAATTGCTTGTATAATTTAGTATAGCTGGACAAAACAGGTGTATCAGTTTCATCTGAAATTACTTCTCTCATAGCCTCTATTTCTTCAATTGGTATATCAGTTACTGATATAAATTGTGTTAAATTATATTTAATAGTGTACAAACAAAAACCTAAAGCTAAAACTAAGTCATCAGTGTGCCTACCTTTAATCTTACCATTCTTCTCTTCTAGTTCAATTAGTTCAGTAGCTAATCTTTTAGATTTAACAATATAAGGAAAATCTTCTAAGTATGTTATAATTGATTCCATAATCAATGGTCTTGTTTTACTATTAGTTTCAAAACCATATCTGTATTCTATTATTTTACCAAATTTATCTTTAATGTGTTTTTTGAATAATCTGGATTGATATTTTATATTTCGTTTCAAGGTTTCTACAACTTGGTTACCATAAGATTCCACTTCAACTATTGCTATATTATTAGGATACATATCCATAAGTAACATAACTAGTCTACTAAAATCTGTTACTTCTATATCTCCTTGATATTCAGCTACCTGTTCTAATGTTTCAAACTCAACAACACAAATAGAAGAATGGCATTTACCTGCTTTAGTTGCAGTGTCAACTCCTATTAGATACCTAGAGTTAACATTCATTTCTTTAAAAACCCATAATTCACCACCAAGTAAATGTTTCTTATTTATAGGATCTAAACAATATTGTTGTATTTTTTCTATTGCAGAATCTGATAATACAGAATCTCTAGATCCTAAAAACACCATGTTTAATTCTTGTGCTATTTTTCTAGGATCATTATTTAACATTTTGCATTGTTGATTATACCAATTAGGATCATTGGCAAATTCTGGTATTTGTTTCCAATGCATTTCAAAATAAGTAAATACACTTCCAGAAACTCTAGCTTCTTTTATTCTATTAAAATACCATTCCCCATCACCACTTACCCCATTAGGTGTGGATATAATTACTGTACCATAAGGAACGGATTTGGATTTGGCTACTGTTTGAGATTTAAACAATGATGGAGCAATACCAGTATAGGCTTCATCTAAATATGATATATAAGCAGCTTCATCAATAACTAAAAATGATATTGATTTGCCCCTAAATATTGCTCCTGGTTTGGCTGGATTTACTGTGCCTGTAAATAATTTAGCACCTGTTTGTAAAATAAAAGATTGCTCAGTTTTCTTTTCAAATTTGGGTCGTATCCAATCTGGTAAACCTTCTATCATAGCAATAATTTTTCTGGAAAAATCTGTACATTCTGGGCCATCTCTGGAAATAACACCTACAACAACATTATCAAAAAATGTACACATCCATGTAATATATGCCTGAACAAGAGTACTAGCACCTACTTGTCTTGTTTTTAGCACTATAACATGTTTTTCTTTATCTAATATTTGTAAAAATTCTTCTTGTTTATTGTATAATTTAAATTTGGCGTTACCACCTACTTCTGGTAATAATACATAATTAAGTATAAAATAATTATGGTCAGATTTACATTTCAAATACTCACTGTATTTTTTGCTTACTTCTTCATTGTTTAATTTATATTTGGTTAGTATCATAATTTACACCCATGAGCATTTGTGATTTGAAAAACAAGTAAGCAAAATCATGCACCTAATTTACTCTACTTCTTCAGTTAATTTATCAGAGTATTTCTCTATTTGTTTAAAAAAATCAAGACCTATATTAGTTGGAATGCTATTATTATCTATAGTTTTTCTTCTGATTTCAATTTCATCTTTCAATGTTCTGTTCAATTCTTGTCTATATTTAAATATAACATTATGAAATTCAGTCAGTGTTTTTAGTCTTTCTTCTAGTATAAACTTATTTCTCAAATCCAGTTTTTTAGGAAACATCTCCAAAACATTTTCTTTTAATTCTGTTAATTCTGAGATAGTCTTCTTTAATTCTTGTCTGTTTTCATCAAATTGATCTAATAATCTATTGATTTTATCATTTTCATTAGTTTCCAATTGCATCTCCTTTTTTTACGAAACTAGCTTAAATTTTGGTCTTTAAGTGATGATGATTGTTCTGAACTATTCATATCTCTACTTGAATACCTATTCGTACCATATAAAAGCAAAATAAGTCCAGCTAATTGAATAGGTATATCCACTAATTCATGTTTGGTAAACAGGATATAAAAATATCCTATAAGATATGATATAACCAAAAGAGAACCAGATACTCTTGAAAAACTGATCTTACCATTTTTTTCTTTAAATAACTCTAGAGCTTTCATCATATCTAGGTATAGCAGTAACTAGTCTTTATTGGTTACTTTTTTAACTTTATCAATTGTTTCTTTAACTTTTGTTTCCACTTTAGCAGCAGTTTTTTGATTATTCCTGTAAATTAGCATACCTGCTACAACTGCTCCAACTACAAGTACTATTCCTACAAATATTGTTACCATTTTGTATCCTCCTTTATTTTTTTTAATTTATTGCTAATGCAATGGCTCATTATTAATTAGTGGTGTTCCTATTGACAAATAAGGATGGTACTTATACTCATCATTTGTTATGTCATAATATCCATTATTTTTAATGTTGTTAATTATAATGTTCCAATTACACAAATCAAAATCAAAATTATTAACATCACAACCTACTACATCAAAACAAGTCCCATTAACTAAACAATTAAAAGTATATAACATTGTTGATATCCATTTATTATT